TCGATCATCTGGCACTCGACGATCTGGGACGCGAAGGTCAGGCCGGCGCTGTGGCCGAACATGACGTAGCTCGCGGGGCCCGGGCTCGTCTGCGTCAGCAGGTTGCGGCTCTGGTAGATCGTGAAGCGGTCGATCTCGCCCACCTTGCCGTTGCGCAGGATGGACACGCCATCACCGGCCAGCGACGCGATGCGCAGATCGGACTTCTTGATCAGGGCGATGAACCACGGCGGCGCCACCAGCCAGCGACCTTCGTCGGACACGTTCTGCTCGTCAAGCACCGTGCCGCAGTCGACGATGAAGTCCACGATGTCGGTCTTGGTGACCGTGCGCGGGGTCGTCGAACTGCCCAGGTTGATGTTGCCCGAGTCGGCGCCGGCGGTGTTGCCACTGTTCTGCGCCGCCACGTCCGCGGGGATCGTGGTGAGCATGTCGGCGTCGGCCGCGATGCGCAGCTGGATCGAACCGTCGTTGGCGAAGATGTCGGCCAGGTCAAGGTCCGACTGGCGCGAATCCACCGTCGACAGCGCGACCGCGAACGACTTGGCCTGGTCAATGGCCAGCGTCACCGAGTTGTTGGTCGGGTACTGCGGGTTGAGGCCCGCGCCGACCACGTAGTCGGAGACGGTCACGTCCGGGATGGTGCGGATCTTGACCTGCGCACCGAAACCGGTGATCTCGCCCTCGTAGTCGGTCGAGGCAATCTCGCCGAACACGGTGGTCTTGTAGAACTTCTCGACCAGCTTGGCCGAGTACAGTTCCGGGTTGAAGTTGATGGTGCCTGCCGGGCCGTAGTCCGGAAGACCCGATGCGATGGGAACGCCCATGGTGTGCTCCTGTGCGAAAGGCGTTGCCGGTCACCTACCGGCGCGGGAGCTTCAACCTCGCTTCGAACTTCGCGCGTTCCTCGTCCGTCACGAAACCGGGATCGCCGGGCTTCTTCGTCGCTGAGCGCTTGTAGAAGTCCTTGATCTCGGCCTGGGTCGGGTAGCCCGTTCCGGCGCTGCGCGGCGGTTGGGGAGGGGTGTCGCCACCAGTCGCTCCGCTGCCACTCGGCGCAATCGGGGGTTCCGGCACCTGCGGGGCGGCCGCAGCCGCTTGCGCGAGGTATGCCTGGAACATCTTCACCACCTTCGGCGCGTCGAGGCGCGCGCAATGGCGGGTGAGGATCTCCTGCCGACCCATGCCAGTTGCCTCGTCTTCCTCGTCCAGCCAGGCCAGCCAGCCCTCGTCTTTGTCGAGGACTCGGTAGTTCGGGACGGCCTCTTCGATCGCGTCTTCGAACTCCTGCACCTTGCGCGCCGCTTCGGCTTCCGAGTCTTCCTGCTGCCGGGTGAGCAGCGGCTTGATCTCGGCGGTCACCGTCTCGCGAGCGACCTTCATCGCTGCGTTCACGGCGGCCTGGGCCATCGCGGTTGCGTCTTCTTCGCCGAGGTTCTTGATCTGCTCGGGCGTGAAGAACTCCGCGAGGTTGATCGTGGCCTGGGGCGTCGAGGTGGGCGTCGCCTGCTGCAGACGGGTGATTTCCGCTCGCAACTGGTCGTTTTCCTGACGGAGCGCGCTCATCGCTACCTTGTGCTCGTCCTCACGGGCGCGGAGGCGGCCGGCGACGGCTTCGAAGCGATGCTTCCAGTACGTCGGGTCGCTGTGCCGCGGATCCTCGGGCGGGTTGGGCGCCTTGGGTGCGTTGGCGTCAGGGACGGCGGCCACGGGTGCGTTCGGAGTGTCCGAGGGCGCTACCGGTGCCGTGGGCTCCGGGTCGGCCGGGCTGGCAGTGCGCGGGGTGGTGGCCGCCGCAACACGCCGCACAACGGCGCGAGGGAGTCGCGTTTCATTCGAAGGCTGTGAAGCCTGCTGCATGTGGGTTCTCCGAGGTCCGGGGCGCGATCAGCGTCCGGGGAATCGGTTGCGCAGGGGGCCGGAGGCGAGCCCTACTGTTGGTACGGAGCGGGGCGAGCCTGTGAGGTGACAGGGGCCGCGTTCCGGGTCAGCTTTTGCTCGGCCTGTGCGATGTCGGCGATCAACTCGTCGACTGCGAGAGCCCGTCCTTGCCAACGGAGAACCTCTTCTCCGGTGGTGGACCGCAGCTTGTCGTTGCACTCGGTCTGCTTGGCTTGGAGCAACTGCAGCAGACGGCGGCCATCTGGTGACTTGGACAGTCGGGCCAGGAAGGCGAGGTCGTCAGCGCTCAGTCGCATGCGTGGCGATTCTATGCTTTGCGGTTATGAACCCGCAAGGTGTTATTCCTCTTCGGCGATTCGGCGCGCAAGCGCTTCGGCGCGCTGCCGGTTCGTCTCGCGGCGCTTGAGGGCGGCAATCTCGCGCTGCGCGGCCGCGAGCTCTTCGCTTTTGGCTTGCAGCAGCGCGTCGAGCGCGGCCACCTGCTTGGTCAGGCCGGCGACCACGCCTTCGACGAAGGCCGTCATCTCGTGCTCCAGGCGCGCGAGATCCTTGGCGCCAACCTCCGGAGGCGCAGGCGGCGGTGCTGGCGCCGGCGGTACTGGCGCCGGCGGCGCGGCAGCGGGCTTCGCGGCCTTGGGTGGCGCCACGACCTTGATGTCGGGCGCCTTGATCTCTGGTACCGGAGCGGGCGCCACCGGTGGCGGCGCGATCTTGCCCAGGCCGGTGCTGCGCGGCGCGCCCTTCTGCTGCGGCGGCGGCGCGGCCGCCGGCGCGGCCGCCGGCTCTGGCTTCGCGTTCTCGGCCTCCTGCTGTTGCTTGCGCTGCCAGCGGATGCGCGTGTTGTGCGAGGGGCCCTGGAACTTGGCATCGGTCAGACTGTCGCCCGACGAAAGTCCCTCCAGCACTGCGGCCGCACCCAGAACGCCGCCCACCGAGATCGGCGAAGTGACCGCCAACACAAACGCGCCGTTGAGCAGCAGCGCACCCTGCACGCCCCCAGTACCGATCACCGACACCGGAGCAGTCGGAACGAGAGCAAATGGCGCAACGAACCGCACATCGCCGGTGACAGCCATCGCGCCACGGACGGTGAACGGCCCCGCCTGCGCCAACGCCAACGCGGTGGTGAACGCCAAACCGCCCGTCACGCCCATCGTGCCGGTGATCTGCGCGGCGCCTGACTGAGAGAGCGCGATCGCGGTGGTGAGATTGCCGGCTGCGCTCAGGTTAGCCGTCACCGCGAGGGGTCCGGTCGGTGCCAGGATCAGGGTGCCTGGCGCGCCGTAAGCCAAGTTGCCTGCCAGCGCCGCGGTGCCCGCAACTGAGATCGGGCCGGACGCTTCCAGCTTCCACGAGAACCCAACGCCGCCCGCGACCGCCAAGGCGCCCGAGACTGCCAGCGCACCGGACTGCGCAAGCACCAACTGCGAGGTGTGCGCGATGTCGCCCGCGATACCTGGCGTTCCGCTGAGAGCCACCGCTGCTGTCGGCACGAGGGTGAACGGCGCGACGAACGCAAGGCTCCCCGTCACAGCGAGAGCACCGTTCACCGGCAGCGCATTGGGTTGGATCCGCCACGCAAACCCCACGTTGCCGGAAGCGGCGAGCGTGCCCGACATTGCGAGCACGCCGGTCGGCTGCAGCCGCCATGCGAACCCGATGCCACCCGACGCAGACAGTGCGCCGTTGACAGTCACGGCGCCGCTCTGCGTCAGCGTGAGCGAAGTGCTGCCGCCGGCGATCGTGATGTCACCCGTGGCCGTGACGGCGCCAGCAATCTCCGCGATCTCCAACGGCGACGTGACAAGGAACTCGCTGCCGCCGCTTGCGATGCTGAGGTTGCCCGACACCGACACTGTGCCCGCGATGCTGGTAGAGCCGGACTGCGCCAGCGTCAACGAGGACGCGCCGCTGAACTCCTTCAACGAGATCAGCATCACCGCGCCGGTGAGAGTGGACGCGCCTTTCTGCAGACCGTAGTTGGCGGTCGAAACCGACGCCGTGATTGATCCTGCAACGCCACTCGTCCAGTAGGTCGACAGAGCCGGTTCTTGCGAGATCATCGTCGAGGTGCTCGACGTGTAGTTCTCGGTGTCGTTGCCCGACTTGTTCTGCTCGCCGAAGATCAGCACCGCCTCAGCGGCCTGCGCGAGCGTGCCCGACGCCACGCTGTACGGGTGGGTGGCGCCCGCGTCTTGGATCAGGATGTCGATCGCGGCCGAGGTTTCGCTATCGCGCACCTCGATCATGTGCAGCACGGGGTACGCGGTGCCGGAGAACGACACCGACCCGACGTGCGAGGCACCGCCGTTCCAGTTGTAGCAGCGGTACGCGGCCAGCTTCGCGCCGGAACTGCTGGTCAGCACCGAGCCCACCAGGGTCCACGTATTGCCCGACGCGCCGCCGCCGATAGTGTCGCTGACGCTGGAGATCGTCGTCGTCGCATCAAACGACACGAACATCAGGCCGTGGTTTTTCGACCCGCCCAGGCTGGTGCCGCCTCCGGTCGAGACGCTGCTGCCGGAGCTCGTGCCCCGCGTGCCGATGAGCGCGAAACTGATCGCCATTACTGCAGCCCGTACAGCGCGATGGTCGCGCCCTCGTCGATGGTCATCTGGATGCCCACCGAATAGTCACCGGGCGTGCTGATCGCGCGCACCGCAAGGTACAGCGGCACGTGGCCGTTCGGCGCCTGCGCACTGCTGTAGGCCACGCTCTGCAGCACCGTCCACTCGCCCGGCCAGGTCTGCGTCGGCGCGGTGGCGTTGACGTTGCCATCACCGGAGCACACCGCCACCAACAGGCCGGCGGCGGTCATGGTCACGGTGCCGCTGGTCAGCGTTGCGCCGGCGCCAGCGTTGACGCGCTGCACCACGCTTTTGCGCGTGCCGATCTGACCGCCCGACAGCACGAGGATCGCGCCGGTGGCTTCCTCAGTGACGCTGCTGGATTTCGAGCCCGTCAGCGCGTGGTTGGCGCCGCCGGCGCCGGCGTAGCAGCGATGCCCGCGCAGCGAGTAGTTGGTGAACCCATTGCCGTAGGCCTGGCTGAACTCTTGGGTGAGGCTGTTGCCGTTGTTGAGCGTCGGCGCGTTGAGGATCGCGGTGCGTCCAGCGTCCCAGCCCAGGATCGTGACGCCGCTGGAGTTGTTCGGCGCCGTGGCGATGAAGTTGGCAGTGCCCTCGGTTTCTTTTTGCGCCACCAAGCCGCTGCCGAGCACCGTGATACCGGCGTTGGCCCCTGGGTTGCCGCTGATGGACGCCACGCCGGCAATGCGCGGCCCGCGAACTCGCCCCAGCAACCGAAACGTGGTTGGTACCCCAACGGCCAACGCGCCGGACACGCCCAGCACGCCCGCCAGCGCCGTGTTTCCCAGCTGCGCGAACGAGTCCGGCCCCGCCGGGGTTTCCAGCGGAAGGTACGGAATCTGGGGATCTGGCGCCGCATTGGGGGCGCCCGGCGTCCAGAAGCCTTGCTCGGTGCCGCCGCCAAGCGCCCCCGAACGAGTCTGGAACCGCGTCGGCCCGGTCACGGCTTAGGACGAGGTGCTCGTCGCTACGAGGCGCCCCGTGTAGTTGGTGGCCGTGGTCGCCGGCTTGAGCGGCTCCATGAACGCGACGCAGGCGTTGTCAAAGACACGCGGCGCCTGGTCACGGTTGGTCAGCCAGTCGAAGGGCAGCAGGCCGTTGGCTTGCGGGAAGGTCATGAACCCGAGCGGGTGCCCGATCATGAACCACACCGCGCCGGTGGCCACCGCCGCGCTGCATTGCATCTGCGTCAAGGCCTTGATGCCGCTGTCGCCAGACGCCAGCGGCGCAAACCACTGGCCGGTCGGGTGATCCAGCCGGTCGACGATGGCGCCGGAGTTGCCGGTGAGCGACGGCAGCGTCGCGCCGGTATTGCCGTCTTGGTCAGTGTACGTGCACGTCGTCCAGTTGTGCGCGGTGGCCGCCAGGGCGGTGCCCCCGACTTGCACGAACAGGAAGTTGTCGCCGGAGTAGTCCTCGTTGGCCGGCGTCGAGGACTGGTAGCGCGACGGGACGCCAGTCACAGCCTCGGTGGCCGTGCTGTTCATCGTCTTGTTGACGCCGAAGATCAGGTCGTAGGCCAGCAAGGTGTTACCCACCACGCTGGCGCCGGCGTCGGCACCGACCAGTCGCAGCGTGCCGGCTGCTGGGTTGCTGAACGCAAGCGCGCCGGTGCTGCTGGAGTCGAAAGCCGTGCCGCCTGGCGCATTGCTGGGGGCCGCGCCGGCGGACGGTTGCGCCCCCAGGCGCCACAGGCTTGACGACACCGACACAACGCCGGTCGGCCCGTTCTTGAGGTACGGGCGCCGCTGGCTGAACCCGCTGGAGGCCCTGCTCAGCGCGTCGCTGATGCTGGAGAACCCGGCGTTGACCGTGCCGTAGTTCGGGCGCCCGAGCTCACGCACGGCGCCGCGCGCCAGCCGGCTGATGTGGTCGACGATCGACTCGGCGGCCGACATGAACGAACCGTGCCGGAAGTCGCCCACGAAGTCACCGCCCGGTGTGACCCAGACATTGCCGGGCACGTCGGTCAGATAAATGGGGCGCCCGTACCAGCCGCGCATGCTGCGCTGCAGGTGCTCGATCTTCTCGGGCCCCAAGAAGCGTTCCAGACGGCCGGCGTGCACCGGCTTGCGTGCTTGGCGCATCGCGCTCCCCCTTCGCGTTGCCGCGGGTTACGACAGCTGCAGGCTCAGCGTCAGGCCGCCGGGGCAAGACACCGACGTGGCGCCGCTCGGGATCACGTTGTCCGTCACCACGAGGTCGGTACCCGAAGTGCCCACCGAGCCGGCGATGATCGAGGTGCCCCCGGCGTTCTGCAACTGGAAGTTGTCGATGGCACCGGCAGTGGGGGTGTTGTCCGGTGCGATGGTGTTGGACACCGCAGTCGACGGGCTGGCCGACGAAGCGCTCTGGAAGGCGCCGCCCGAGGTCTGGAACGGCAAGTCCGCGAGCGGCGTGGTCGACGCGCGCAGTTGGAAATTGCCGCCGTCCAGCAGGGCCGTGATGGCGTTGAGAGCGGCCTGGCGGGCCGAGTTAGCGATCGTCAGAGCCATGGCTGGCCTCCTGCTGTTGCGATTCGGGGTGCGGTTGATCTTCCTGCAACGGTGCCGAGCCCCGGAACTCGGTGCCGCCGATCACGTTGCCGGCCGCGTCCTTGTAGACGAGCTTGCCGCTGATGCCGATGCGCATTTGCACCGTCTGCTTCATGTCCATGGGTCACTCCGTTTCGGCGCCCGCGATCAGGCCGGCATCGTCGTACTGGTACTTGATCTTCTTGGCCGGTTGCTTGCTTTTGGCCTCGGCCATCGCGCCGGCCACCGCTTGCTTCACGATCTCGCGGATGAAGTCGCCCTGCTTGGTCTTGTCCTCGCGCGCTGCGATAGCCTGTTCCTTGCTGGCGTCGAGTTCGGCCTGGAACTGAATCTTCTCGCGTTCGAAGTTCTGCGCGTCCTCGATCTGCTTCTGCTGCGCCTGCGCGGCCGCGTCCTGCATCTGAGTCAGCACGTCATCCGAGGGCACCACGTCGTCGA